ACGGCAGGCATCTGTATTCGTCCCCCACCGTAGCGGTGCAGCTCCCAGCATTGCCGATCTGCAGTTCCTGTCGGTGAAGAAGGTAATGCCCGAACTCGTGCGCGAGGGTGAACCGCTCGCGTCCAGGATATCCTGGTTGCTCCGCATAGAGGATTTGCCAGGCTCGACGCTTCGGGTGCGGGCGCAGCATCCCGTCGAATCCATCGATGGCGAGTTTCTCGATCCTCTCGATCGGGTCGGGCTGCTGCCGCGACACCTCGAGCGCCCAGGCTTCGACGTCGATCGGAAAGCGCTCATCGCCGAGGACGGCGCTGATGAGCCGCGAGAGATCGCTCGCCACCCTGGTGGCGGACTTGCCGGTGGGCGGGCTCACGGGTCCTTGTCGTCCAAGATCTTGAGCATCTCGCGGAGCTTCTCTTTCGCTTTCGGATCCATATCCTGATAGCGGCGAAAAAACGCCGTATCCGTCGCATCGACCTCGGTCACCGCTTCCCCACCGAGCAGATACTCAGTCGTCGTTTCCAACGCTGTCGCGATCAGGCTGAGCTTCTCGGCCGAGGGCCGCGCCACATCCTTGTTCTCGATCTCCCAGACGTAGCTTTTGCTCGACTCGATCTTCGCCGCGAGCGCTTCCAGCGTGAGCCCATGCTTGCGGCGTAGCTCGCGGACGCGGTTCCCCAACGGTGTCGGCATGGCGTTTCTCCCCTGGCCTGCCGGGTTCGGCACTACGAACGGATTATGCTTGACACGCGATACGCGCAAGCCCTACCCGTTGCGCAGAGGTTCGTAGTCACGAACTTTTTTTCCAGAGCACCTGAAGGAGTAGGCTCCATGGCTGCCGTTGCTACCTTTCTGCGTCACACCCCCAAGACCGCCCTTCAGTCCTATTTCGAACAGGAGGCCTTCCTGCTCGACCCGCCGGTGAACTGGGCCGCACCGGAAACCGAAATCATCAAGCCGCTGCTGCGCGCCGTCGACCAAATGAGCGACCTCGATCGCGACAGGCTTGCCACGGTCATCGACCGTGTCAGCGCCATGTCCGACGAGGTGGGCGAGACGGCCATCTACAGCGTTACTCAGGATCGCGCGTGGCTCGACGCCATGGCAAACGCCCATGAGCGCGCGCTGCAGACCTTCCTGCAGTTTCCCGAGCGCTTCCGCCACGCCGAGGAGGGGCGCTTCACCGATGAGCGCCGCCGCGGCCGGATGTGGGACGGCTTCCAGGGGCCGGCCAAGCAGCCCCTGCACCGCGACCAGGCCGCGCTCGACGCCTTCAAGGCGGACATCCAGGCCCATTTCCACTCTCCCCACGTGCACATCGACCTGTTCGACCGTCACAGCCCGACCTTCGAGGGGGACGATCGCACGCTCATCCAGGCGACTGTTTACCGCGAGGGGCGCCCCGACGACTTCCTTGAATTCGTCGCCGGGACTCTGGATCGGCGCCCGCGCCGCCCTGTCTTCGAGGCGGCGATGACCTACGAGCCCGCGACGGGCATCATCGAGGTCGTTGCCCAGGACCGTCACAGCCGTGACGATCTGGTCCGGCTGTTCGCCCGCAACCTCCTGGCGGGCGAGTTCAAGCAGGACCGTGTGCCGGTGCGGCATTTCGATCTCAGCGTCTTGACGCAGCCCTTCACCTTCCCCCGGGACCTCGACGACAACATCGCAGACGTGCGCGTGAACATGCTCCGGCTGAAGCCGATCGATGGTGTGGGTGAACGGGTCACGATCGAGGCGATGCGCGACTCGCAGAAGACGATCTGGCAGATGGCGGCGCAGCGCTTTGGGGAGCACAATCCGCTCCTCGGTGGATGGACCATCACTCAGGCGCGGCTCACCATCCGCTTCAAGCCGGAACCGGGGGCTACCCGCGGCAAAACCCTGCCGCTCACGATCACCAAGCCGCATGGCTGCGACCTCAAGGACCGCACCGAGCGCGAGCGCATGATCGGCGAGAAGTACCTTCGCCGCTGGGGCTTCCTGCGCGACCTCTGATATGAGGGCCCCTCTCACCCACGCGGCGGCCAACCTCGTGTTGGCCGTCGCCGCCACGCCGACGGCGCGCATCTCCGGTGCCGTTCTCCTCGATGACTTCGAAGCCATCGGGCCGGAGCTCGATGGCTTCGGACTGCTGCAGAAGGACGGCCACGACCTAGCCGCCGCATGCCTGTCCGACCACGACGATGCGCCGGTATCCGTCACCTTCTCGCCGCAGGACCAGAGTTGGGGTTACTTCAGCCCAGGCACGGGCTGGGTGGCCATGCCGGAAGAACGGCTGGTCAGCTACCATCTCGACTTCGCGACACTCCTGCCCCATGTCGTCGCCGGTCTCTACGCGGCCAAAACCATCTCTTGCACGCCGATCGTCCCTGAGTACCTCTGGGAAATGAGCGACGTGAAGATTCCGGGGCGCGGCCAGCGTGTATCTTTGTGGATCGCCCGGCGCCTCACCGATCGGGCGATCTGGGCTTCCTTCACGGAGGCGGTCCGTAAGCGGCCAGCGCCCGGGTTGCGCATCGTCATCAGCCTCACGCCGACCGATGGGCTGGAGCAGGATGTCTATCTTGGGCACAGCGTCATCGCGCTGCGCGATGTCGCTCATGCCGGCGATCCACTTCGCGCTGACCCGGCCATCCTCGCAGCCCGCATTGCTGGCGGCGCGCAGCATGATAGCCGACCGATCTCCATCGGAGCGGAGGGCGCAGTGGTGACGGTGCAAGGCAAGAAGTACAAGTTCACGGGCGTGAAGCAGCGCGCCATCATTCGCAGGCTCTACGAGGCCTACGCTACCGGACCGCCGGACTGCGTCACCACCGAGGTCCTGGAAACAGCTGAGTGCGGCCCCACCGTCAACACCCTGGCGAAAGCCTTCTCGGGCCGCGTCGACTGGCGCGAGTTCATCGCCGAGGAAGGAGGGCGCTGCTGGATGTTCTGCTGACCGGAACACCTGCTGTCACACCGAAAGCCGCCTTCCGGGCGGCTTTTTGCTGTCCGGCGCCTGTTTCTTCGATTCCTACCTTCGCTCCTACCTCACGCCTACCCGGCCCCTACCTGCCCCTCCCGCATCTTCCTCGCAGCCATTCGACACGGCGCGAGGAATACCGCGATGACGCTGAAGCACCTGAACCAATCCGAACTGGCGCACCGCTGGGGCATTTCGCCGCGGACGCTTGAACGCTGGCGGTGGATCGGCCAGGGGCCGGCCTTTCTCAAGATTGGCGGCCGCATCGCCTACCGCCTCTCGGACGTTGAAGCCTTCGAGGAAGCGCAGCGCAAGGAGATGAGCGCCGCCTGACCGCACCCGGTTCGCTGCCGGGTCTTCCTGGAAATGCAACACCGCGGCGACGCGGAAATACCAGGACGGTTTGCTCCACCGCGTCGGGGCCCGGCAGTTTCCCATTCGACGGACAGGAGCACCGATAGAACGGAGCTCCCACTAATGACTCTCTCCCCCCACCACCCGCCGGGTCGCCGCGCGCTCGCGCTGCTCGCCGGTCTCGCCACCTTCTTCTCCTTCTCGAAGCCCAGTTCGTCGGCTGAGCAGCCCGCGAAGATTTCGACCGCCGCCCCCACCACCAAGCAGTCGACGTCTGCGATCGAGACCCTGCGCGAGGCCCGCTGGATGAAGGACCTGCCGGAGACCATCACCGTGCCGGTGCCCGGTGATCCCAACACCGTGGTCACCAAGCGCATCGCCGAGGCGACAGTTGACGACATCGCCTTCGCCGCCAGCCAGTTGAACCGCAGTGCGCGCACTCTCCTGCGCGTGGTCGATGACCTCCAGCGCCTGCATGACCTGGCGCGCGAGGCTGGTGCTGTGGGCTCAGCCAACGCCGCGGCCGCGGCCGTGCTGACCGTTCGGGGGCTGAAGTGAGCGCCCCCTTCACCCAGGTCGAGGGGCCGGCCCGGCTGCGCATCGTCACCGCCGACGAGCGCCTGGCCGAGCCCCGCGGCGTCAAGGCGGCGATTTTCGGCAAGGCGGGCATCGGCAAGACCAGCCTGCTGCACACGCTGCCGCCGCGCGAGACCCTCTTCTACGACCTCGAGGCTGGTGACCTCGCCGTCGAGGGCTGGCCCGGGGACTCGATGCGCCCGCGCACCTGGCAGGAGTGCCGGGACCTGGCGGCTTTCATCGGTGGCCCGAACCCGGCGCTGCGTGATGACCAGCCCTACTCCCCGGCGCACTACGCCGCGGTGTGCACGGCCTTCGGCGATCCCGCCCAGATGGACCGCTACACCACCATCTTCGTGGACTCGATCACCGTCGCCGGCCGGCTGTGTTTCCAGTGGTGCCGCGGGCAGACGGAGGCGTTCTCGGACAAGACTGGCAAGCCGGACATCCGCGGTGCCTACGGTCTGCACGGCCGCGAAATGATCGCGTGGTTGACCCACTTGCAGCACACCCGCGGCAAGAACGTGATCTTCGTCGGCGTGCTGGACGAGAAGCTCGACGACTTCAACCGCCGCGTCTTCTCGCCCCAGATCGACGGCTCGAAGACCGGTCTTGAGCTGCCCGGCATCGTCGACGAGGTGCTGACGCTGGCCGAGATCAAGGATGACGCCGGCAGGCCCTACCGCGCCTTCGTCTGCCAGACCCTGAACCCCTGGGGCTTCCCCGCCAAGGATCGCAGCGGCCGGCTCGGCGTCGTCGAGGAACCGCATCTCGGTCGGCTGTTCGAGAAAATCCGCAGCCCCGCCAAGCCCGCCGCGGAACGGCTGGTCTTCGGCCATCCCCCCATCCCCACGCCGTCGCCGACCGACGCCGCCTGACACGCAAGGAGCAGAGCATCATGGCTACCTGGAACGACTACAACGACGCCAAATCCAACCCCAACCTGATCCCCAAGGGCACGCTCGCCAAGGTGCGGCTGTCGATCCGCCCCGGCGGCTTCGACGATGCTGGCCAGGGCTGGACGGGGGGCTATGCGACCCGCGGCAGCACCGGCGCGGTCTACCTCAACGGCGAGTTCACCGTGCTGGAGGGGCCGTACGCCAAGCGCAAGATCTGGACGCTGATCGGGCTCTACAGCCCGAAGGGTCCGGAGTGGGCGAACATGGGCCGCAGCCTCATTCGCGGCATGCTGAACTCGGCGCGCGGGCTGTCGGACAAGGACGTGTCGCCGCAGGCGCAGGCCGCACGGCGCATCTCCGGCTTCGCCGACCTGGATGGGCTCGAATTCGTCGCCCGCATCGACATCGGCACCGACACCAACGGGGACGACAAGAACGAAGTGCGGAGCGCGGTGACGCCCAACCACAAGGACTACGCGCAGGCGATGGGGCGCTTCGCGGCGCAGCCCACCTACGCTCCCGCCACCACCTATCCGGCGCCAGCGCCGTCCGTCCCCGCGGCTCCGGTGCCGAGCACCGCGCCGGCCGCCCACGCCCCGCAGGGCGCGCCGGACATGCGCCCCACCTGGGCACGGTGAGGGAGGCACGCCATGCTGCTCCGCCCCCGCCAGAAGGTCTTCGTCGAGCGCAGCCTCGCGGCGCTCGACACCCACGGCAACACGCTCAGCGTCGCGCCCACCGGCGCGGGCAAGACGATCATGCTCTCCGCCGCGGTCCGCGACCGCCTGGCGGGGACCAGCGCCAAGGCGGCGGTCCTGGCGCACCGCGATGAGCTCACGACGCAGAACCGATCGAAGTTCACTCGGGTGGCCCCGGGCGTCTCCACCTCCGTCGTCGACGCGGGTGAGAAGTCCTGGGCGGGCCAGGTGACCTTCGCGATGGTGCCGACGCTCACCCGCACCGCCAACCTCAACGCCATGCCGGCACTGGACCTGCTGGTGATCGACGAGGCGCACCACGCCGTCGCCGACAGCTACCGGCGCATCATCGACCACGCGCTGCACCGCAACCCGTTGTGCCGCATCTTCGGCGTGACGGCGACGCCGAACCGCGGCGACAAGCAGGGGCTGCGGGCGGTGTTCTCCAACGTCGCCGACCAGATCCGGCTCGGCGAGCTGATCGCCTCCGGCCATCTGGTGCCGCCGCGGACTTTCGTGATCGACGTCGGCGTGCAGGAGGACCTGCGCCACGTCCGCCGCAGCGGCGACGACTTCGACATGGCCGAGGTCGCCAAGGTGATGGACACGGTGCCGGTTACCGATGCCGTCATCCAGCATTGGCGCGAGAAGGCCGGCGATCGCCAGACCGTGGTGTTCTGCTCCACCGTCGCCCACGCCCGCAACGTCACCGCGGCCTTCCAAGCGACCGGCGTGGCCACCGTCCTGGTCACCGGTGAGATGCCGGAGGGCGAGCGCCGCGACGTCCTGGCCGCCTACGCCGCCGGCAAGGCGCAGGTCGTGGTCAACGTCGCGGTGCTGACCGAGGGCTGGGACCACCCGCCCACCTCCTGCGTGGTGCTGCTCCGGCCGAGCTCGTTCAAGTCGACCATGATCCAGATGGTCGGGCGCGGGCTGCGCACGGTGGACCCGGCCGAGTTCCCCGGCATCGTGAAGCGTGACTGCATCATCCTGGACTTCGGCACCTCGTCGCAGATCCACGGCTGCCTGGAGCAGGACGTCAATCTCGACCTCCAGCCCGGCGAAGGCGACGCACCGACCAAGTCGTGCCCTTCCTGCGAGGCCGAGGTGCCGATCGCGGTGATGGAGTGCCCGATCTGCGGCCATGTCTTCGAGCCCCGGGAGCAGGCGACCGAGCCTCTCTCCGACTTCATCATGACCGAGATCGACCTGCTGAAGCGGTCGAGCTTCCAGTGGTGCGACCTGTTCGGCGACGATGCCGCGCTGATGGCCAACGGCTTCACCGCCTGGGCCGGCGCGTTCTTCCTCAACGGCGACTGGCATGCGGTGGGCGGCGGCAAGGGCCTGCCCACCAAGCTGCTCGCCGTGGGCGAGCGGCTAGTCACCCTGGCCGCGGCCGATGACTGGCTCAACACCCACGAGACGGACGAGAGCGCGCACAAGAGCCGGCGCTGGCTGCGCGAGGGGCCGACCGAGCGCCAGCTGGCCTTCCTGCCGCCGGCGCAGCGGGCCGACCTGTCGCTGACCCGCTACCAGGCTTCGGCGCTACTCACCTTCCAGTTCAACAAGGCGGCCGTCCGCCGGCTGGTGACCGACGCGCGTGGCGTGGCGCTGGAGCGGGCGGCATGACCGGCGATGTCCATGTCCCCCACCGCGGCACTGCGGCGCCAGCTCTGGCATCCGCGCTGGCACCTCTGTGCCGTCTGCCGCCGGCCGGCGCGGGGGTTCGGCTGGTCGCCGCCATCATTGCCCCGGTCGCGGTCGAGATCATCGCCGTCGCCACGCTGGTTCTGCTCCATCACCTGCCAGCGCTTCTGGTCGCGGCGGGCATCAAGGACACAATCCATGATTGACCTGACCGAGCAGGAACGCGCCGCGCTCACCGCGGCCATGAAGCCGGTGGCCGAGATCATCACCGAGATCGGCTGGCAGACCCGATTCTGCGACCTCACCGAGCAGCAGGTGCTGACGCTGATCGAGGTGGCCGTCGGCGGCTTCCAGGACGCCATGCACGCCACCGCCAAGAACGATCCGATGGAGGTGCCGTTCTGATGCTCGACTACAACAGCACCTCCCGTGCCGCCGATGCCGTGAACGCGGCGATCGACACCGCCCTGCAATCCGCCAATGCCGCGACACCGCCGCGCGACTACCTCGGCGGCTCCCGCCTCGGCCATGCCTGCGAGCGGGCGCTACAGTTCGAGTTCGCCCGCGCGCCCAAGGACGAGGGCGCCGACTTCACCGGCCGGCTGCTGCGCATCTTCGGCATCGGCCATGCACTGGAGGACCTGGCCGTTGCCTGGCTGCGCGGCGCCGGGTTCGACCTCTACACCCGCAAGGGCGGCCGGTCCGATGGCGAGCAGTTCGGCTTTTCGGTCGCAGGTGGACGCATTCGCGGCCATGTCGATGGCATCATCGCCGGCGGCCCGCCCGTGCCCGGCATGGCGTTCCCTGCCCTGTGGGAATGCAAGACCATGAACGCCAAGTCCTGGCGCGACACGGCCAGCAAGGGCGTGACCGTGTCCAAGCCGGTCTACGCGGCGCAGATCGCGGTCTACCAGGCCTACATGGACGCCACGGTGCCGGGGATCGCAGAGAACCCAGCGCTGTTCACGGCCATCAACAAGGACACCGCCGACTTGTACCACGAGCTGGTGCCGTTCGATGCGGCCCTGGCACAGCGCATGTCCGACCGCGCCGTGCGCGTTCTGCGCGCCACCGATGCCGGCGAGTTGCTTCCCCGCGTCGCCAACCAGCCCGACCATTTCGAATGCCGCATGTGCCCCTGGGCACAGCGGTGCTGGAAGCTGCCTGCATGAACGCATGGCGCGATTTCAACGACGCGGCGGCGCTGCCAGAAGATGGTGGGACCGAGATTCCCTCCGCTGGGAAGATCGCCATCGATGGAATTCCCACCGATGGGCAGTCGATCCATCCCAACGCTGGGATAGTCGCGGTCGACCCCGCAGCCATCGCCACGTTTCTGGATGTCGTCTTCGGCTATTGCGATGGGATGATCCCGGTCCGCGGTTTCGTCGACCAAGGCCAAGGGCTCAACACCCGGCCGCACAACATCTGGATCCCCGCCGACGCCACGGCCGCCGACCGGCTCGCCACCTACGCCACCTGGGCGGCACGCGAAGGCACCGCCGTGTACGTCATCCCCGGCACGGTCGCCGAACATGGCGAGGCTCGCGCCGAGCATGTGCGGCAGATGCAGGCCATCGTCGTCGACCTCGATGCCGGCGACGTTGCCGCCAAACTGACCCACCTCGAGCAGCACCTCGGCCCACCCACCCTGCTGGTGGAAAGCGGCGGCCGCACCGCCGAGGGCCAGGCGAAGCTGCACGCCTGGTGGCAGTTGAACGAGCCGGCCGAGGGCGAGGACCTCGCCCGCCTCTGCGCCCTACGCGGCGCCATCGCAGACAAGGTTGGCGGCGACACGCATTTCCGCTCCGCCCACCAACCCATCCGCGTGCCGGGCACCATCTACCGCAAGCACGGCACCCAGCGTGTCGTCGCCATCCGCCGCCATGCGCCAGGCCATGAGGTGGATCTGGCCAGCTTCTCCGAGGCGGTGGCCACCATGCCCATGCTGCCGGGGCTTCCTGTGCCCGCCACCATCTCCGGCGCAGGGGAGCGCCCGGGCCTGGATGCCATCCTGACCACACCGGTGCGCGAAGGCGGCCAGGACGCCTGGACCCGCTTCCAGGGCGCCAGCGCCGCCATCGGCCACTATGTCCGCCTGGTCCACGATGGACGCATCACCGGCGACGAGGGCTGGGAGGCGATCTGCCAATACAACGCCGCCATGCTGCGGCCGGCCTGGCCGCTGGACCGGCTCAAGGCGGAAGCCGACCGCATCTGGCGCCTCCATGAACTGCGCAATGGCCCTGCGCTGCTGCGGTCAGCATCCCCGCCGCCCGTCATGGCCGCAATGCCCGCCTTCAGCCTCGGCGCGTTGCTCGACGACACCAGTCCGATGCCGGACGACATCATCGGGCCCCGGCTGCTGACCCCCGGTGGGATGCTGGTGTTGGGCGGCGCCCCGAAGGTCGGCAAGAGCGACTTCCTGATCAACCTGCTCGTCCACGCCGCGGCCGGCGTGCCGTTCCTGCGCTTCACGCCATCACGCGCGCTGCGGGTGTTCTACCTGCAGGCAGAGATCCAGTACCACTACCTCCGCGAGCGCCTGCAGAACCTGCGCCTCGATCCCGACGTGCTGCGCCTGGCCCGCGACAACCTGGTCGCCACCCCCAAGCTGCGCATGTTGCTCGACGAGAACGGCGTGGGCCTCAGCATCGCCGCCATCCAGGCGCACTTCCCGGCCGACCCGCCCGACATCATCTGCCTCGATCCCATCCGCAACCTGTTCGATGGCGGCCCGGACGGAGATGGTGAGAACGACAACACCTCCATGCTGTTCTTCCTGCAGGGCCGGGTAGAAGCCCTGCGCGAAGCCGTGGCGCCGGACGCCGGGCTGATCCTCTGCCACCACACCAAGAAGCTGTCGAAGAAAGCGCTGCTCGAAGACCCGTTCATGGCGCTGTCCGGCGCCAGCGCGCTGCGCAGCTTCTACACCTCCGGCATGCTCATGTTCCGGCCCGACGAGGAACAGCCCGAGCGCCGCCTCGAGATCGAACTGCGCAACGGCCCGGCGCTTGACGCCATGCTGATCGACAAGCGTGGCGGGCGATGGATCGAACTGGATGCACGCGGCGAGCGGCTCGTCCGCCAGCATATCGGCAGCAAGCTCGATGCGGAACGGACCCGGCGTCAGGACCTCATCCTCGACATCATCGCCAACGAAGCCCTCACCGGCCGCGTGTTCACCGGTGCCGCCTTCGCCGCCCAGTTCGAGAACACCCATGGTCTTGGCGGCGAGGACACCATCTCCCGGCGCATCAACGTCCTCGCCAACAAGGGCTACATCAAGTTCCTCCGCGCCGCGCCCGATCTCGGCATCGCCCCGAGCAGGTCCAGCAAGGGCTACCTTGTCGTCCAGGACATGCTGTTCTCCACCGACCAAGAGGAGGTCGATCCGGACACCGGAGAGGTCACCCGGCAGCAGGTGCGCCTCCTGCCGACCCATTATCAGTCCGAGACGAACCATGCGGTGCTGCCGGTTGAAAACCCCGAGGTGTGGGTGCTCACCGACCCCGATCTGGACGGGGGGGCGACATGACCGAACGGGCAATCCGGCGTGCGGAACTTGCTGCGGAACTTGGAAGTTCCGCAAGTTCCGCAACCCTGCGGAACTTGGTTGCGGAACTTGAATCCCTCCGCGAGATCAATGGGTTGACCAAGTTCCGCAAGTTCCGCAGCGAGATTTTGCGGAACTTGCCTGCGGAACTTGAAATTTCCGCTCAAATTCAACGAGTTAGGTTTGGTCAGCAAGTTCCGCACAGAACCACCCCCCTACGGGGGGTGTGCGTGCGCGCCAGTTTGGCGCGCGCACACCACACGCTGGGCACCGTGGGCCGGGCCCGTGACCCCCCTTCCTGGCCACCCTCCACGCCCCAAGGCGGACGACGACGGCGAGCTCCGCCAAGACCTGCACCGTCGTCGCCCTGACCACGCTGTTCCCCCTCTCAGGAGATCACCATGGCTCTCGCGACTCTGATCGCGCTCACGCCACAGGCAAGCCCTGTCCTGGCGCCGCCCAAAAACCTCCCCACCCTTGTCGCCACCCAGGCAGTGCTGGCACTGGACCTCGGCACCAGCACCGGCTGGGCCCTGCGCACCCGCGACGACCAGATCACCTCCGGCACCGTCAGCTTCCGGCCCAGCCGCTTCGAGGGTGGCGGAATGCGGTATCTGCGTTTCGCTCGCTGGCTGGCCGAACTCGACACCCTCTCGGGCGGCCTTGGCCGCGTCGTCTTCGAAGAAGTCCGCCGGCACGCCGGGACCGACGCAGCGCACATCTACGGCGGCTTCCTGGCCCACCTTGCCGCCTGGTGCGAGAGCCGCAGCCTGGCCTACGAGGGCGTCCCGGTCGGAACCATCAAGCGCTTCGCCACCGGCAAGGGCAACGCCGACAAGGCCGCTGTCATCGCCGCGATGCAGGCCCGCGGCTTCCGCCCCACCGACGACAACGAGGCCGATGCACTGGCCCTGCTGCTCTGGGCCACCACCGGCACGGGAGGGTTGGCATGAGCTTGCTCGGTGCTCCGCGGCCCCCGCGCTCCTGCCTGGACCGGGCCCGTACACGAACCGACGCCACCACGCTCGACGCCATGCGCCGGCAGGCGTGGCACCAGCACGGCGTGGCCGCGCTGAACATCTCGGAGATCACCGATCCCTGGCTGCGCCAGGCGATCGCCAACGAAGCCACCCGACGGTGGGGGCGCCGCAACGGAGGACACGGCCATGGCCGCTAGGAAGCGTCGGTTCAAGATCGCACTGCCCGTGCTGGAGGACCTCTCGAAGCCGTCGCAGTGGCGCCAGCAGCATTCCGCGTTCGAGCCGCCGAGCTACGATGCCGACCCCGACACTGGTCGTGTGGTCACGCATCACCGGGCGGTCGACACGCTCGGGATGATGCTGCGCAACGGCACGATCAGTCAGGAGCTCTATGACACCGGCTTGCTGTTCCGAGCCCTGTTCCGCAAGGCGGCGATCGATCGCGTGATGACGACGTCCTTCCTGCGGATGCCGGGACAGCGGGTGGATCACCTGTCGGAGACCAACGTGCACGCCAGGATCAAGATCGCCGACGCCATGGATGTGCTCGGTGGCCATGACACGGCGGTCGGCTCCTGCGCCTGGCACGTCCTCGGCTGTGAGGCTTCGGTGCGGGAGTGGGCGCTGCGGCAGGGCTGGTCGGGCCGGCCGATCGCACCGCAGAACGCGCAGGGCATGCTGGCCGCGGCCTTGGGTGTGCTGGCGGTTCACTTCGGCCTGCTGACACGCCGGCGAGCGGCATGAGTGGCTTGTGCGGGCAAAGAAAAATGCGGACAGCGTAGTTGCGCGTAGAAATGCGAAAGAATGTCGTGTTGCACAGCTCAAATCCGCAAGGCTATTATCTGTCTACTGTAAAAAGGTCCGCTCAGCACTAAGCGGACCGAACTGCCCACCCCACCAGCGTCGATGCGAGGGTTCCTTCCTGGACCGGATCGATGCGGGGGGCGAGAGCGCGATAGGCCCCTAGCGTCAGGTCGCAATTTTGGTGCGCGGTGCGCAGCACCACCCTCTCCAAATCCGGACGCCCCTGATGACCCTCCCCTGGATGGCCGCGAAGATCGTGCTGCGCCCAGTGGTGGAACTGCGCGCATACGCTGGCAACGTCCGACTGCACTCGGCCGATCAGATCGAGCAGATCAAGGCCAGCATGCTTGCCTTCGGGTTCACCAACCCGCTGCTGGTGGACGAAGACGGCGTGCTGATCGCGGGCCATGGGCGGCTCGAGGCGGCGCAGGCGCTCGGCATCACAAAGGTGCCGGTGATCGTGCTGAAGCACCTATCGCCAATGCAGAAGGACGCGCTGCGGCTGGCCGACAACCGCATCGCGGAGAACGCCACCTGGGACCAGGCGCTACTGCGCGATGCGCTGGCCGGATTGCAAGCCGCAGGCGAGGTCGATCTGCTGGCCATCGGGTTCTCGCAGGAGGAGATCGGCGCGATCCTGGCCGCTGCGGACGAGGCCGTCACCGATGGCGGTACGCAGGACGAGCCGGAAGGCGCCGATGTGGATGGCAACGGGGCGGCCGCAGTTTCCGGCGGCGATGCGGAGGAGGACGATCCCGCCGACGCTGCGCCGGAGCCGCCGCGTCAGGCCGTTGCCCGCGTCGGTGATGTGTGGTGCCTCGGAGACCATCGGCTGGCCTGCGGCGACAGCGCTGACCCGAACACCGTCGCGCGTCTGATGCACGGCGAGCGCGCTGCGACGCTCTTCACCTCCCCGCCCTATGGCAACCAGCGCGACTACACCACTGGCGGCGTTACCGACTGGGACCTGCTGATGCAGGGAGTCTTCGTCCATCTCGACCAGACGCTGGCGCCGGACGCCCAGGTGCTGGTGAACCTCGGCATGATCCATCGTGACAGCGAGTGGCTGCCGTACTGGAACGGCTGGCTGGACTGGATGCGCGGTCAGGGTTGGCGCCGCTTCGGCCTCTACGTCTGGGATCAGGGACCAGGCCTGCCCGGTGACTGGAACGGCCGCCTCGCGCCGAGCTTCGAGTTCGTCTTCCACTTCAACCGTCAGGCGCGGCAGGCCAACAAGATCATCCCCTGCCGCTGGGCCGGCCATGTGAACGGCAGCCACGGTGGGCTGCGCAACAAGGACGGCACGGTCACCGACTGGCAGCACGCCGGCCAGGGCGTTCAGGACACGCGCATCCCGGACAACGTGCTGCGGATTACCCGGCACAAGGCCCGCGGTATCGAGACCGAGCACCCGGCGGTGTTCCCGGTGAAGCTGCCGGAGTTCCTGATGCGGGCGTTCACCGACGAGGGCGGAGTTGTGTTCGAGCCCTTCGCCGGATCCGGGACCACCATCCTTGCCGGCCAGCGCACGGGCCGACTGGTCCGCGCGATCGAACTGGCTCCGGCTTATGTCGACCTCGCCATAGCGCGGTGGCGGCAGAACCACCCGGACCTTACCGTGACCCTCGACGGCGACGGGAGGGACTACGACGCGGTGGCGGCGGAGCGCACGGTGGCGCAGGAGCCGGCTCATGCAGCATGATCTCGCCGTGGTGGCGATGCCGGTGGCATCGCTGATCCCCTACGCCGCTAACGCCCGCACCCACTCCGAGGCGCAGGTGGCGCAGATCGCAGGTTCGATCGCCGAGTTCGGCTTCGTGAATCCGGTGCTGGTCGACGCCGCCGGCGTTCTGGTGGCCGGCCACGGGCGCGTCCTGGCCGCGAAGCGGCTGGGCCTGCCGTCGGTGCCGGCGATCCGGCTGGCGCACCTGACGGAAGCCCAAGCTCGGGCGCTTCGGCTGGCCGACAACCAGATCGCGCTGAACTCCGGCTGGGACGAGGCTCTGCTTGCCGCCGAGCTCGCGCGCATCCGCGAGGACGGCTTCGACCTGGCGCTGCTCGGCTTCGACCCGGCGGGGCTCGACGCGCTGCTCGCCGAGGCGGGGCTGGGCGGCGACAATGACGGGGATGAGGATGCGCCGGCACCGGAGCCGCCGGCCCAGCCGGTGACGCGGCCCGGTGATCTGTGGCGCCTCGGGCGGCACCGCCTGCTCTGCGGCGACGCCACCAGTGCCGCCGATGTGCAGCGCCTGTTGGCAGGGGCCAAGCCGCACCTCCTGGTGAGCGACCCGCCGTATGGGGTGGAATACGATCCGACCTGGCGCAACGCCGCCGGCGTGTCGGCCACCGCCCGCGTCGGCCATGTGCCGAACGATCATCGCGCCGATTGGCGCGAGGCCTGGGCGCTGTTCCCCGGTGACGTGGCCTACATCTGGCACGCCGGGCGCCACGCGCGCGTCGTCGCCGAGAGCCTCGAGGCCGCTGGCTTCGGCATCCGCTCGCAGATCATCTGGGCGAAATC